ATCAAGCTGACTCCTAATCCTAATCACCCCCTATGGGTGGAATGATCGGGATAGGCCCATTATAAACATCACCAATAGTTAGAATGAGACGGGGTCTCTGAACGTTTACCGAAGCAACTTTCCAGAGATCCCCCATCCACTTTATATAACGGATCGATTGAAAATTTGAATAAGCAAATTCATCGGCAACAATACTGATCTGATTTTCAATAACAATATTATCATTTAAACCATCTCCGTTGCGAACTTTGCTTATATTTTTTACAATATCTCCGTAGTAATTGTACTCAGTTATAATCTCATTCCAAATTCCAGGCGAAGTTTCTTTTGTCTCGCCAGCATAACCGACAGGACCATAGAACCTAGCCATAGATTACCTCCCATTTTGAAGAATACTTTTAGGCCTGCGGAGCGCGCTCAAAGACAAGAGCAGCCTTGGGCATGGTCAGAGCGCCAGAACAACGAGTTTCGATAAGATACTTGAACTGGTTGTAGTCAATATCGAAATCGTCAAACAGGGCGATGTCGCCACCCTTATCAGCACCAATAGTATAGTCCTTCAGATTAACAACGATGCCGAGCATGGCGTTGATGTGGCCGTTCAGAGTATGTGTAGCTGTATTCATGGGTTCAACTTCGACGATGCGGCTAACACGCAGAACGGAAGCCAGTTCATCAACGGTCTTATACAGGCGATGCTTGAAGTCATCCTTCAGCAGAAGCATTTCGGTCAGAAGATCCGTTCCGACATAGAAAGCCGGATTGCCGGAACCCTTGTAGTACTTACGAGCACGAATGATTTCATCAATGATGTTCTCGGTCGTTTCAGCAAAGGGAACGATCTTACGATAGACATAAACGTCACCGTCGTCAAAGGCGATAGGACGAATGTTCTGCTCGTTAATCTTATCCTCATCAGCCATATTGCGACCGTCGCTGATAAGAATTGCACGGGCCAGTTCTTCATTCAGCATTCCGCGCATTTCTTTCTTGAGCCAGATAACAACATC